GCCCTCGGCCGCTTCGACCTTGCGCTGCCACGACTGCTCGAGGGCGGCGACGTCGGCCTTCGGCAGCGCGCCGCGACGCATGTCGTCGAGGGCGTCGCGCGCTTCCTCGAGGTCGGTCTGCGCCTTCTTGAGGTCGTCTTCGGCCCGCTTGCGCGCGTCCTTCTCGTGCTGCTTCGCGTTGCGCAGCGCCGTCACGTCCTCGTGGTCCGAGTCCAAGACGAACTTGCCGTCGACTTCCTTGTAGTGCTCCGCGGCACCAGTCGGGATGTCTTCCTTCTTGTCGTAAACGCGCTTGAGCGCCATGTTGCTTCTCCGTCGTTGAGGTTGGTGTTACAGGCCAGCGCGTGCGAACGCGGCCGGGTTCTTCTTCCGCATCTGTTCCAAGGTCAGCGGTTGGAAGTTCTTGTCGAGGTTGAGCCGCGCGAACTCGTCGGCGCTCAACCCACCCTTGCGGAAGAGCTGCGCGCGGTCCTTGCCGATCGCGTCTTCCACGAACGAGGCTGGCTGTTTCTTCAGCCAGTCGTAATACGTCAGCTCGGCGCTCACCTGCTCGCCGCCCTTCGCGCCCTTGCTGGCGCGCGTGCTGCCTTCGTTGAGGTCGATGCCCGTGAGCTTGGGCACCGTCGTCGAACGACAGGAAATATGCGCGGGCGGCACCGGCCCCTTCCCCAGCTTGAAGACGAGGCCGTCGAGGCTGCGGCACTGCGAGGAGGTTCGCATGTCAAGCGTGCTCACCCACTCGTAGCCTTCGACGATGTCTTCGTTGCTAGTGTAGACGGCCTGCTGTGCCTGATTGCTGACCTGCTGGATGGCAGTGCGCACGACCGCAGCGGCGTCGCGCTTCGTGGTGCCTGCGAGAATGCCGTCGCTGAAGTTGGCTGCCTTCGTGCCGCGCACCGTGCGAATGATCTCGTCCGTCGTGCGGCCCTGTGCGTAGCCGAGGCGGATGGCACCCTCCACCCGCTCCAGCGTGCGCCCGCTCCAGCCCTGCACGAAGGGCTCCAGGAGCGCCCCGGTGGCCTGCACGGGCGTCGCCAGCGTGGCAGCCCACACAGCGGCCACGGCGGGCGTTACAAGGGCAGGCGCGGCGGCTGGCCACACCAGCCCAAGGGTCTGCGCGTGGAACTCGGTGGCGTAGGCGCTGAGACGCTTCAGCTCGGCACTCATGCCCGCGATGTAGCGGTCGGTGATCTGCTGATTCGTCACACGCAGCCTGCGCAGCGCGCTCACCACCTGCGAAGCGTTCGTGCCGTCGATGCCCGACAGCGCCTCGCGCACTGCGGCGTCAATCTGCCGCAGCACGGGGTCCACCTTCTTCACCTCGCCAGCCTTCAGGCGTTCGAGGTAGACCTGATACCGCATGACAACGTCGTGCAGTAGCTGACCCTGCGCGGTGCGCTTCGCCATGATTTACTCCCCCGTCTCCGTGCCGCCGCCAGTGTCTTCGTCGTTGAGGCCACTCTCCTCACGCGCCATGTTTACACGCTGCTCCATCTCCAAGTCAATTTCACTCTTGGCGTCCTTGTCGTTGAGGTATGCGATGCCGCTCTGGCGGAAGCCCTCGCGCGCCTCGGTGAACGACACAATGCCCGCCTGCCATTCGGCGAGGAGGCACTTGCGCTCTTCGGGGCTCATGCGCACGATCGCGAAGTCGGTGGACAGGCTGAAGAAGATGGTGTCCGGGTTCTCGCCGTAGAAGGCCGCCGCCCAGCGGAGCGCCTGCTGGTATGCAGCACTCGTGTTCTTCGCGCACTGCACAAGCACGCTCGTCACCACTGCCTTTTCCATCTTGGCTTCGCCGAGGGTGCGCTGCACTTCCTTCTGCTCCACCAGTTGCGCGCCCAGTGCCACGAGCTGCCGCTCCTTGCACTCCATCGCTTCTTTAACCATGCCGTTCGCTTCGGCCGACACCAGCTTCAGGTCAGCGTCCTTCGGCAACAGCACCATCGCGCGGCTACCGAGCTTGACCTTCTTGTCGAGCACGTTGTCTACCCAGTCCTTCGTCAGGCCAGTGGCGACGGGCGTCGGCTGGCCCACCATGAAGACACTGTCCTCGTAGTCGGCCGAGTTGCGGTAATGTCCGATATTGATGACGGCCATGTCGTACATCGGCGGCTTGTCGGACGCGTCGTTGTTGTTGAGCGACCCCACGAAGGTGAAGGGGATGTAGCCGAGGCGCTGGCCCGCGTGGTCAGTGGGGTACGACGTCGTATGCAGCACGAACAGGTCGCCCCGCGCCTTCATCGTTGCGTCGCTGGTGCGCCGCCACACCTCGCTCACGTACAGGTTGGCAGCGTCGAGGCGCAGCACGCGCCACTCTTGGTCCTCGCTGAGCTCGAAGCCGTCGTCGGCGCTGATGTAGTTCATCTCGATGACCACAAGGCTCAGCACCTTGCGCGAACCGATCATGCGCGTGCGCCAGTTGATCACCTTGTCGGGTGCGAAGGACAGGATGGTGGGGCGGGCGCTGCCCTCTTGCAGCTCGGCGCGGCTGAAGGCGCGCGGCGCACCCTTGTCGTCGACCGGGGCCGTGGGGAAGTCGACGAGAATGCCATGGCGGCCCAGCGCCAGCGTTTCCATCATCGAGCGCTTCGACGACTGCGTGAGGTCCACGCCACCGCCGTCCGCGTCTTCGATGAGGCCCTTCATCGAATCGGGCAGGTCCACAACCGGGTCGGTGCTGAACACCTGCCCGACGAGACCCTCGAGGGTACCGCCGACGGCGTTCATGAACATGGCGCGCAGCAGGTAGTTGCGATAACGCGCCTTGTTCTGCGCCGAGGTGTCGTCGGCGTTGGGCATGGGCAGGTAGTCCGTTGTCTTGCCCTTGATGGTCTCCTGCCCTGCGATGCAGTCGCGGATGAGCGCCCACTGGTTCAAGCGGGAGCGCACTTCGCTGCGCGTGTAGTCGATCTTCGGCATGGTGTGTCTCCCGGTTACGTTGGCATCTGGATGTTGAGGTTGTCCGCGCTGCGGTCGGTGCCCTTCAGCACGCGATACCGCACCTCGTCGTAGAGGTGATCTTCTGCTTCGGTGTCGACGTCGTCTTGGTCATCTTCATCGCGCGGGATGACCGGCAGCAGCGCGAGTGTAGCCGCGCAGTTGCGCATGAAGTAAATCCCCTCGTCTTCATAGTCGAGCGCAGCCTGCAAACGATCGCGCAAAAGCTGCAACCCGTTCTTGCGGCTGCCCGGGGACTTGTCCGCCTTGTGCCAGTAGCACCCGACGCTTTCCATGCTGTGCGCAATGCTGTCCGGCTCGCCTGCGTCGTCGGTGGGCCGCACGTCGTAGATGGCGCTGTCCGCGGGGCCGGGGCGCACAGGCGTCGCAATCCAGCCTTCGGTCAGCAGCTTTTCGTCGATGCGCAGCACCTCTTCGGCCACACGCTTCGGCCCCCACATGACGCCCGTGTTGCTACCGAGCTCTTCGCTACCGTACAGCTCGGCGATGCGGAACAGCGTGCCCGGGGGAGGGCACCACGTCGTGCCGTCCTCGAGCGTGCATTCCTCGCCATTCGACATCGCCCACCAGCCGACGCTGAAGGGCTTGCTGCTGCCCCAGTCGAACGAGCGGTCGACATACCAGCCCTTCGGGATGCGGAAGCGCGGCGCAACGTGTACCACCTCGTCCCACAGGTCGTCGATAGCGCCGCCGGCGACGATGTCCCAATCGCCCCACAGCCATGCGCGGCGGCGGTTGGGGTTCTTCATGTTTTCGAGTTCGGCGACGTACTCGGGGCTGAGGTAGCGGTTCTCCTTGTACGAGCAGAAGATGCGCACCTGCGTCTTCGTAATGTCTTCGCGCATCTGTGTGCGCGGGTTGAACACGTTCGTCGTGTTGCGCACCACTTGGCCCGGGGCGGCCGGGTCGATGAAGCGACGCTTCACCCAAGCGTGGCCAGCGCCGAACGGGTTCGTCGTGCTGTAAACCTGCAACGGGATGTCGGGCAGGAACTGCGGGTCGCGCACGCCCTTGATGAATTGCGGGTGCTCGCTGGGCAGGAATGACGAGCGGTTGCACGACATCATCATGTCGTACAGCTCGGGGCCGGGGTACTTCGTCAGCTCGTTCCAGCCGATGAAGGGGAACTCCTGCCCGTGATACTCCCAGTAGTCGCTGAGGCGCGCTGCAACGCGGAACAGCAGCTCCTCGCCCGTGGGCCACACCCACTTCAGCTGACTGTTGCCCGACAGGAACTTTGCGCCGTCGTTGAACTGCGGGAACCAACGACGCGACTTGCTGATCAAGTCGTCGAGGTTCTTGTACTTGCGGTCGAAGATGACGCCGCGCCAATACATCCCATAGCCCAGCCCGACGTGACGGCGGAACTTCATCAGCTGCCCGTCCGTCTTGCCCGGGCCGCGCGTGCCCTCGACGAGGATGTGGTTGCAGGGACAGGCCAGCGCCAGCTCTTGCGAGCCGGGCAGGGGTGACCACACAACGCGCGGGCCGTTGCCGTCAGCCATCACTTGCGCACCTCTTCCTTCAGGCGGAGCTGTGCGGCGGCTGCGCGCGCTTCCCAGTCATCGACCTTGTCGGTGGCAGGCACCACCATGACGCCGCCCTGCGCGGCCAGTGCGCCGATCTTCGCTTCCTCGGCGACCTGCGCATGCTTCATCAGTACCTGCACGGCGGTGACTCGCGCACCGTGCGAAGCGTCGGGGCCGTAGTGGTTCGCCTCGCGGATCATCCAGCTCAGCGCCCGCTGCTGCGACACCATCTTCTCGGGCTTCATGGCGTCAATGGCGAGTTGGATCTGCTGCGCGACATACGCCTCGTGTCGCATCTGGTATCCCGCCTTCCACGGCGTCTTCGTTTTGCCGCCTGCGCGAATGTAGGCGTGCGTCGCGTTGAAGTCGAGCAGGTACTCGCGGATGAAGTTGTCGCGGAACTCGCGGCCCTTGTCAGTAAGGTTCTCAGCGGTGCGGCGAGCCGCGCGCCTCTGCGTGCGACTGTTGAGGTCTTTCGCGGGGCGGCTGCCCCGCTTCTTCGGTGTAGTCGGCTTGTCTGCCACGTCAAGAAACCTCTTGGCGCGTTGCCCCGGCACAGCCGGGAGGGTTACTTCGTGTCGCAGCCTTCGGGGATCGGCGATACCATCGCGGCACCCTTCTTCGCTGCTACTGCCTTCGCTTCCTCGTACCAGCGCACGAGGCAAGCATGTCGCGAGTCACACACATCGAACGCCAACTGGCGCGCGAGGCTGTTGCTGATGATGTCACCGTTTGTTTTTGACGGCACCAGCACCGGGGCGGCGCACATCTGCAGGAGCGGCGCGGGCGGGTCGAGGAACACTTGCTGCGGGGGCTGGGGCTTCGCAGGTCCGGTCGAGCACGCAGCCGACAGGGTCAGGCACAGCACCAGCGAGATAAGCGCGAACAGCTTCATTGCTCTTCTCCAGTGTGGCGAGACGGCTGCGGACATTGCGGTCCGTGTTCGTGGCCGCCTCGAGGGCGTTTGACAACCCCGTCAGCACCGCTGCGTCGAGCTGCCTCATCTGTTGCACGGTTGCGATCGCCTCAGC